AAAAGAATCTCAAAAACATTGGGATACCAAGTTTACCGCGCTGGAGAATGCCGCCGCAGCTGAAGCGAATGAGTGGCGGCGTATTGAGCGGGATATTTTACTGATGAAAGCGGATCTGCCTAATCAGTATGTCCGCAGGGATGATTACATTCGCAATCAGAGTGTTATCGAATCCAAAATCGACGGGCTGGCCGTACGCATTGAAAACGCTATTTTAAAAGGGGAACGTCATGGCTGATTTAGCCAAAATACGCCGCGAAGCGGTCCGCTGGATGATTTTATTAACGCTGAATAATGCCAGTCCGGTGGGTGCGTTTGAAAGCATCGTGCTGTCGGTAGTTCAAGCCGAATACCCAGATGCGACTCAGGATGAGGTGCGGAAGAATCTGGACTATCTGGAGAAGCGGGATTTAATCAGTGTTCATAAGCACCCTGATGGCCGCTGGTTTTGCGAGCTGGAGCGCTACGGCATGGATGTAGTTGAGTATACCGTCGATGTGGAGCCGGGTATTGCACGGCCTGTGAAGTATTTCAATGCCTAAGTTAAATTTATCCGCACCTCAGCGGGAAATTATTGAGGTAATCGCTCATATTGCCGTAATGGGCGAGCTGGACAAAAATGTTGAGGGTATGAGCGGGGTACTGGAGCGGTACATCAATAAAACACTGACCAGCAAGCAGCGCGCAATCTATCAGGCGCTACAGGATCGTATTGTTACAGTTAGAAAAGATTTGTTGCGGATGACTAAAGAGGAATGGCGCTAATGCCTAAGCCATCTGCTATTGACGGACTGACGCCAGAGCAACGTACTCAGTTTGAATCCGAGCTGATCAGGCGCAACTTTAAGGATTACACCGGCCTGGTCGAGTTTCTGGCCACCAGTGGGCTAGAGATTTCGCGCAGTTCCGCCTATCGGCACGGCTCTAAATTACAGCGCCGGTTGCAGAATGTACGTGACTCGACCGAGGCGGCGCGGCTGATTGCCGAAGCCGCCCCTGATGATGCGGATCTGCGATCGGCGGCGGTGATATCGCTGGTTCAATCTGAGCTGTTCGATGTGATGGTGACGTTGCAGGATCTGGATGAGGCGGAGCCGTTTGAACGGGTTAGACTGCTGAAAGAGTGCGCGCGGTCGGTGCTGAATATGACCAAGGCCAGTGTGCTGCAAAAACAATGGGCTGAGAAAGCCAAAGCCAAGCTGCAAGCTGCGGCCGCAGAGGCTGAACCTATCGCTAAAAAAGCCGGATTGTCGGATTCCGATTGGGCGGCGATTCGCGCTAAATTCCTTGGTGTTGAGGTTGAAACGAAGTGAGCGAATCCGTCAGCGTAGAGCCTATCGAAGTTTCAGCAGCGGAAAAAAAAGACCTACTCAATCTGGTTGATGAGCAGCAATCCCTGCGCGCTACACGCAAGTTACCGCCCGAGGAAGTACCTAAAATTTTACTTCCCTATCAGATCCGCTGGCATTTGGATCAATCTAACGTCCGCATGGCCGAGAAATGCAGACGTGTCGGCTGGTCATGGGGCTGCATAGCCGCTGAAGGCGCACTGGAAGCGGCGGCTGAACACGGTATGAACCAGTATTACATGGGCTACAACATGGGTATGGCGGCCGAGAATATCGGCGATGCGCTGACGTTTGCCCGTGCCTATGGCATGGCCTGCTCTGCAATCGATATTAGCCGTGAGCGCGAGGTGATCGGCGAAAAGCGGCAGGATATTACCCGGTTCCGCCTGACGTTCGCCAGCGGCCATATTTACGAGGCGTTATCGTCATCGCCCTGGAACTGGCGAGGCCGCCAAGGCCATGCATTGATTGATGAGGCGGCATTCCATCGCAATCTGCAAGAGGTTATTAAAGGCGCGATGGCGTTTTTGATGTGGGGCGGCCGCGTTGACATTATCAGCACCCATAATTCCGAGGAAAACTATTTTTTCGACCTGGTGCGCGATGTTAAGACTGGCAAGTTGCCAACCTGGAGCCTGCATCATATTGATTTTGATCAGGCGATCCGCG